TGTGCCATTCAAACTCCACCCATGTCGCTCCCGTGCCGTTGGGAACCGACAGCGCAGGGATTCCCCATTGATGCCATGTGGCTGCGTCGATCTGGCCCTCGCAGAGCAGGATTGTCTTGGAACGGTAGCTCGACTCAGGAACGGCTTGCCATCCAAAAAGGCTCGGAGCGCAATCCTTGTCCTGCCACACCTTCTTTTTCTCGCCCAGCGTCCGATATGAGCGGTTGATGATCTCGCCAGCCGGAGAGATGCACGGGAAAACAATGGCCTTCCGCTCTGTGTCGATCTCGATTTTTAGCCTCTCGATGATATCCGGCTTCAGCCTCCGAGTTTGAGTCAACCAAGCGTAGGCGCGACCGTTTGGTGATGGCGCTTCAGACTTAATCGCGGGAGCATGGCCGTAAACCCGCTTCTCATGCTGTCTGACAGGCTGGGAGATGCCAAGGTATGTCCTCACCGCAGAAACGGCCTCCCCCGCTGAAATCGCTCGAGAGAGACGCCAGAGGTCCACAAGATCGCCGTGGTCATCGGTCGCCCAATCTCTCCACTGCCCTGCGTGTCCTCCCGTCATCGTGAGCTTGAGCGAATCACCTGGTGCGCCTGACAGGTCGCCGCAGATCCACTCGCTGCCGTGACGCCTGCCACCGGGGAGGAGCATTGGCGCAAGCTCCTCAATCCTGCCGACGAGTTGCTCGGAGAGGTCTGAGACGGTTAGAAGCATCCGGCCTCCTCTTTTTCGATTTCTTCGTCGGTCCAGTAATCTGGGTGATCTCCCGCCGCCTCTCGTGCCTCGGCCTCCTTCAGCCGCAGCAGCTTCGCCATGAGGTCGTCCTCTTCTTCGGGGGCCGTCTCAGCGGCGGATTGCGCTCTTGGCCATTCCGGCTCGTAATCAGACGGGCTTTTCTGGCTGGGCATGTAGCCCGATGCCTTCCACGCCCTGACGGTCGATTTCCAGCATGCGATCTTTTTGCCTCCGTTGGTCCAGTCATTGCCCTCAAATTTGTTCCATGTCGCCTCGGCATCGCGAGGGTAAAGGCCAACCTCTTGGAGGAAGGCATCAAAGTCCTCGCGGGTTTGTGGGCGAGCCTTGCTCGCTCTCTTCACTTCACTTCCATTCCCTTCCCTTCTATTCCCTTCCTTCTTCGTCACTTGGGTGTCACCTGCCTGACAGTTGCCTGACAGTTGGGTGTCACTTGCCTGACACTCCATCCACTTGACCTTGGTAATGAAGAACTTAAAGGCTTCCTTGAACCAAGATTCCGGCGCTCTTGTCTTCACTGCCATTGCTCGGGCTGTCAGGGGAGTGCCATCCTCCCGCACAAGGCTGCCACGCTCCTGACACTTGGATGCCACCTGCAAAATCAAAACCCACGCGGCGAACAATTCGGCGGCGTTTTCCTGCTCCATGACGGTCGCAAAACCCTCGCCGTCGTGCTTGTTGGGAACACAAACCCAGCGCAGATTCTCAACCGTTCGGGATCGGTTGTTTTCAAAATGCCTTTGCCAATCCTTGATTTTGTAAATCGGGTCACTCATTTGGTTGCCTCCTTTTCGATTAGGTGAAACAGCCGGGATTGCAGCGGGACAATGGCAAGCTCCATTTCATCGCAAGCTGACAAAAACCGCTTACTCGCGACCTCAATCCATCGAATCAAGGTTTTGCTGTCGTTTGCGAGTCGGGCCTGCGTCACGGCCTTGTAGAATGACTCCACAAGGGGCGGCATGCTCTCAAGGTTGCCTTCGTGCATCGCGGTGTGGCAATCCTCGCAGAGCGTCACTAGGTCGCGGGAATCTGCGTCCCATGGATTTTGGCCAGTGTATTGCTTGTGATGAACCGCAAGGGTTGAGTCTTGAGAAAAGCACAATCGGCATTTCCAATCGTCGCGATCCATGACTTCAAGCCGGACCTTCTGCCATCGCGGATCCTTGAGTTTCTCAGAATAGTTTTTCATAGGCACAAAAAAGCCCTCGCCCACCCATCACGGTCAGACCTGGCGAATACACCAGCGCGATGGGGGGACGAGGACTGTCTGAAGGTATTCATTTCTACGGGTCTGACTCCGTGCCGATACGGTCGGCATCTTTAGGCTCAACAAAATGAGTTCGTTTCGCAACTAGAAAAGCTCAGTCTGGAGCTTTGCCCCGGCCAAATTCTCGCAAGCTTGCTTAAAATAGCTTTCCTTGAGTTCGGATCCGACAAATTGCCGGTCCAAAGTAAGCGCTCCGACACCCTCGCTTCCAATGCCCGTAAATGGCGAGAAAACCAGATCGCCGGGATTGCTCCAAAGCTCAATCGCTCGCTCAATCACATCAAGCTGCAACGGGCAGATGTGTTTTTCGTCTTTGTGATCGCGAGCGCCATCTCGGTTGAGAACGCGGCCTTGATCGACCGTCATCCAAACCGGAGATGCGACTTCCTGCCACCACGAAACCGGATATTTGTTTCGGTCTTTAGTGATCGGCTTTGGATTCTCACCTGGCGCCCGAAACACCAAAAGATAATCCGGCGCTCCTACTCTCGATCCAGCCGAATCGGTGCAAAGCGTCTTGTGAAGAAGCCCATGGGCCTTTGTCCTCTGCATCTCGGTGACTGGGTTTTTCCAAATCGTGACTCGCGCGTGAAGGGTAAAGCCGTGCTTCCAAAAAGCTCTGATAATCTCGCCAGAGAAGTCTTGAAAGCCGATGTAGCCGTGCTTCCATTTCGTGGCGAGAAGATCAACGCAATGCACGGCCACCTCGCGACCTGGAACAACGATCCGCGCCAGTTCGGCGATCAGAATCTCGAAATGCTTCGTGAACTCATCAAGGTCGTTGCAATTGCCCATGTCTTGCAAATCGTCCGAATAGGTGAACAGATCTGCAAAGGGTGGCGAGAAGACTGAGAAGTCCACCGAAGCATCCGGCAATGATTTGGCAACGCGAACGCAATCGCCGTGATAAACAGTCCAGCCTTCTCCTTGTCTCTTTTCGATATCGGTTTTCATTGTTAGTTCTTTTGTCCCTTCGCGGAATGCTGCCGCTGCAATTTTCATGCTTTCTTGCATTTCAGAGTGTTGGTTGATTTTGCGTGCTATTGTCCGCATGATTGCGCCCTCGGTCGTTGCGTGAACAACGTAAGCGTTTACTTCGCGAGTCTGTCCAAAACGATAGGAGCGCCTCAGCGCCTGGTAGAAGTCCTCGAAAGAATAGGACAGTCCAACAAAGGCGATGTTTCGACAATGCTGCCAATTCATGCCATACCCAAAGATTCCGCTTTTGGAAATCAGAACGCGAATCTTACCATCAACAAAATCAGCGGCAGCCGTTTCTTTTTTCTTGGCTGTATCAGATCCGCGAATCTCGACCGCATCAGGAATTGACTTTGCAAGCCTTTCGCTTTCGTCGTTGGTATTGCACCATACAATCCAAGATTCATCTGATGCATTGACAAGATCGGCCACGGCCCTCACTCGAGCCTCGGCCGTCATTCGCATCTCTTTATGCATCGTAGTCGCCGATAAGGTTGCGTTGCGGAAAAGCTCGCCATCGTTGGCCTCTCTCGTTTCATCAACATCAACGATGACGGTCTGCAGGTTGAGATTTGGCAGCGAGTATCCCGCGTCATCATAGCCAATGTCGGACGGCTTTGAGACGCATGCGGCCCATGACGCTACCCACTTCCAAAACTCGCCTTCAGCGTGCTTCTTCAATCGCCAATCGCCAGTGTTGAATGTGTCGTTGATGAAGAACGTGCAAAGCATTTGTTGCGGAGTGCAAACGCCAAGAAAATCAGCGTGCTGGCCAAACTCGGTATAATCGTTTGGCGACGGGGTAGCAGTGCATGCAAGCTTGTATGGCGTTTCGGCGAATCGCTCAGTCAAACGATGTCGAGTCTTCCCGGTAAAGCTTTTCAGAATGCTCGACTCATCGAGGACGACTCCGCCAAAGTCCACATAATCGAAATTGTCGAGCTTCTCGTAATTCGTGATCCAGATGCCTTCGCCGGAAATCTGATCGCCGGATTCGACGACTTGAGCGGTGATCCCAAAATGCTCAGCCTCGCGTGCTGTTTGAGCAGCCACTGAAAGCGGCGTTAGAATCAGGATCGGCTTTCCAGTATGTTGCCTGACCTGGTGCGCCCACTCAAGTTGCTGGATCGTTTTACCAAGGCCGCAATCCTCGAAAAGCGCGGCGCGACCTTTCTTCACAGCCCATCTGACAACGTGCGTTTGCCAATCGAAAAGCGGCGCAGTAATTGGCATAGGATCAAATCCGCTCGGCTTTGCGTGCTTGGTTTTCGCCTCAATAAAGGCGTCATATTCCTCTAAATTCTTCATCTCTTTTTTGTTTTACTTTGCTCTATATTGCCTTTGATATTCCCGATTCCTCTCCGCGCAGATCTCGCATCGAGTCCGATTCGGCACGGCCAATCTGGCGCAGATCGCGCATCTACCGGCGGCGATCTGCTTGTTCTGCCAACGGCGGTTTCTGATGGTTTTTCCGTCGCTGTTCATCGCGTGACCCTTTCCATCTCTGCGTTGTGGAAGTCGGCAGTTTCTTGGAAGTTTCGGTGATTCCGCACCATTTCGACGGTCCACGGTTTCCACTCAACCGGGACTACTTCGCGAATGTTGACCTGCCTAGCGTCCCTGCTCGCTTTGTCTTTAGCGTCCTCCTCGGTAGGCCAGATTACACACATGCATAGATCATCAAGACCGTAAAGGTTAATCCAGCCCTCCAGCCTTTTCGGTTTTGGTCGATGCTGATCCACGATTTTTCGAGTATCCGCAATCACATGCATCTCCTCTTCGGTCAAACCTTCAGTATCATCGATGGCAGCGAGGATCTCCAACAGCTTTTCTGCGGCTTCCAGTAGTTCGTTTTCTTCTTTCATATCAATCAAGTTTCAGCTTGAACATCAGCGAGATCACGGCCTCGCGCTCGGTCTCTCCGCATTGGGTTTCCACTTCGCCGAAAAGCTCAATCGAAGCCTCCCAATAGGAATCGGACATATCGAAAACATAGAAGGTTTCGATGCCTAGGCGTTTCGCGTCCTGCTTCCAGCGCGGGGCGCTTTCGGCAACGTCTAAAAAGTCGTTTACGTCGTTCATGGTTTGTTCTTTGCTTTAGCCAAGGTAATCCGCATTTGATCTATCGCGCTCTTGTATCGAAGCAGAACCGGACAGTCTTCCATGAAAGTGTGCTGGTCCGCCTTTTCATGGTGAAGCTCAGAGCATCCGACAACGGGTACGGATTTCAGCAGGTCTATAGAAGCTTTCCTCAACTCCGCATTGATCGAGCGAAGCTTGCAAATCTCCGAATTGCGATTGCCAAGCTCAACCTTGAGGGAGGCGGTTGCTTCGATCTTGTCGCGGGCCTCGTTCAGTTCGCGCTCAAGCTGGCGGGCGAAGTCCGACATTTCTTGTTGGCCCGTTGATCGGTCCCAGCTTTCCTTCCAATCGTTTTCGATTTTATCGGTCCTCGGCGTGTCACTCATTTAGCCCTCCCTCCAAATTCAACCCACTTGCACAGTTCAACGCCAAGTTCGGAACTCATCCGCTCGATGCGGCCCATGATCTCGACGGCATCCTCGACGCTCATGTTTGCGGCGCGCTCGTTGCCGTCTTCAAATTCAGAGTAAGCCTCCCGCAGGTGCGTTGCGGCAGCTCCAAGCTCTTCAAGGAGGTCGAGGACTTCCAGCCTCGCCATGCAGATAGTGTCTGGGGTCTTGTCGCTCATTTCGCCCTCCCCTCTTCAAACCGTCCCCATTCCGCCATCACCCTGACCTCAGTCAGTTCCGCAATGGCCCGATCTTTCTCGTCCCGCTGCTCGCCCATTTCGAGGGCGAAGTAAAAGGCAAGTCCGTAGCCTAGCCCAGTAACTAGGCAGAGAATTCCGATAAGGTAGTCTCTCATGATATATCTATTTCTTTAATCTCGTATCTTCCGTTTTTGTTTTTGCGCCACCCGTGGACCAAAATGATCCATCCGGCGGCTCGTAAATGCTCCAAGGCATCTGATTCGGTCATCTTGTTGATGCGGCTTTTTGTGTTGCTCCAGCTTGTTGATTGCACCGCTACGGTCTCGCCATCGCGGATCGCGAGGATGTCGATGATGCCGAAAAGATCCTGTCTAATGCGAGCGTGAGGATTCCACTTCTCGACTACCTGGACTAGCTGACACGTTTTGCGCAGATGGGCCAGACTGCGAGCGGTGGGGGATTGTTTCATGCGAATTGCTCCATCAGCACTCGAAAAGCTCTTTCTGCTGTTGCTGGCACAACTCCGTTTCCAAGGAGTCGCAGTTCGTCAGTTCGATTGTCACAGGTTGTAAACAACTTGGCATGACCCATCCAATCGGAATGCCCATCAGCGTCTCGACCCATCGAGCGTTTAGCTTGCCTTTCTGTGTCCTCTCCACCATCGGAGTCAGTTCCTTGTATTCCCGCCCCTCGTTGCCCCTGCCGCTCTTGTAGTCGCGGGCTGTCGGCGTTGCCCACAACTCGTGGCGGCTCCCATGCGAACTGGTTCTCACCGGGGCGGCTTGGCCATGCATTGCTACTGCGACATTGAGATTCTGCATCGCATTGTCTCTTTGATGCACTTCGTTTCCCGTCACACTGCGGTAGTCGCGGGCTTGAACTGTTGGCCATTGCTCCGCCGCATAGACCTTCCTCGCCAGTTGGTCTTCCCGGTTGCGTGTCGGGTCGGCATACATCCACGCACCAGGGCAATCTTTGTGGTCCCGTGCCGATGCGGTGGGCCATGATGAAGACCCGCTTCCGTTGATGAGGCGCGCCGACTTCACTCGCTGAGAATATGCCCCACGTTGTTCTGTAACCCAACTCTTCCAGGTCACTGATGACTGCGGCGAGTCCCAACGATATATGTCCTTCGACGTTTTCAAAGAAACAGATCCTTGGTCGAAGAAGTCGAATTCCGCTTGCGATAAAAGGCCAAAGATGTCGTGGGTCGTTTTCTCCTTCCCGTCTTCCTGCGGCTGAAAATGGTTGGCATGGATAACCTCCAGTGAGGATGTCCACGCGATCTCGAAAGCTTTCCCACGGGAAGGTTTTAAGATCCGTCCAGATAGGTGCTGAGTCCAAGAGTCCCGCTTCCATTTTTGCGACCAGGTTCGCACAGGCGAAAGCTTCGATCTCACAAAGAGCGACTGAGCGCAGAGTTGGGATTGCTCGACGCAGTCCAAGCTCAATGCCTCCATATCCGGCACATAGGCCGATATGAGTTGTTTGGGAACAATCCACATTGATCATGCCTTTCTTTTGTTCGCTGCAATCTCCTGCTGCCACGCTTCCTCGTATTGAGCGGAGAACGAGATCAGTGCGGCCTTGAGCTTTTCCGTAAACTCATCGCGTTCGACGAGGATGCGGAGCGGAGCGAGGCCCGGATTCCAAGACTGAAACCACCATCCCCCTGTGGCTCCTGTCACGGCGAGAGAACCATAAATTTGAAAACGATATTCTTCCGGCAGTTCGCCTGCTCGACGGTAGCGGATATGCGTCTCAGGCACTGGAACCTTGCCTTCAAACCCAATCGAGTGACCAACAATCAGACCATCCGGCGAGCAACCGAAGTTGCCAAATTTGGACAAACAGAATCCGACATCCGCGACCTTGATCCCGGTCTCGCCCTCGAAAGCCGCGACCGCTTGCGGTTCAAGCTCCGTTCCGCGTTGCATTGCCCAGTTCTCGTAGTTAGGCGCGGACTCGCAGTTTGCGCGTTCAGCGATCAGTTTGCAAATCGCACGCTCGCGAGCCTGTTCCGCGACCTTGCCAGAGTTCAACAACCACGGCCCGAAGTTCGATGCGGTGAGGACTCCACGGCGAAGGTCGTGCCATTCATCGGAGCGCTGCTCGCAGTAATAGATTGTGCAGTCTGGAAATTCTTTCATGCTGATGCCAACGTTCTGGGTTTGGTTGCAAAGTCGAGACGAAGCGCCCTGTCTAAGATGTCATCGCTTGGCAGGTGATTGATGCTCGGCAGGATCTCCGGTTTAGCCGGTTCGATGCGTGCCGGTATGGCCTCGCGTTTCGACGCCGGAACCAGCTTTCCGCGAACCATCTTCGCGTCCTTGGCCGGGATCACTCTCGCCGGAATGATCCTTTCCTCGGTGGCGTCGATGCCAGTTTGGAAATCGCATTTGCCGCCAAGGCCAACATACAAATCGACGCGGCGCTGCATTTTGGCCCTCTGCCGCGATGTGAGGTTGAAGTCCTTAATCTGATACTCGGGAAGAAGGCGCCGAATCGCCGCAAGGTTGAACCGAATGGTTGGGTTCCCGCCCAGGTGATCGATGTGATAGATTGAGACTTCTTTCATAATGTTTCAAGTGTTGGGAAGCTTTCATCGAATGCCCATTTGAGAATTGTTGTGGGCTTGTTTTCTGCATGGGCCTTGAGTGCCTTGATGCCAAGGGCGGCGATCTCATGTTGCGAGAATTTACCTCGCGTCTTGTTGCTCTCGCGAATCAGGAGCTTTCGGAATGCCACTGCGGCAGGACTCCCGATTCCGGTCTCGACTCCGTTGAAGAACGATTCGGTTTTATCCTGCCCAATTCGCTCAAGAGCTAGAGATGCGAAGAAGGTTTTTCGCACCTTGCTGACGAGACCCTCAAGCACGTTCCACTTTTCAATGGCCCACTCAATCGAGTCGTAATGCTGGTAATATGCATCAAGAACTTCGGTCTTCGACAATCGACGGGTTCCAAGATTCTTACCGTCCGAGTAGCTCATCCACATCTTGGCGACACTTGACTTTGTAGCGTAGCTTGCGATTTCCTCGTATTTGAACGCATCTGAATAAGTCCTTGGAGTCCCTCCATCAATTAGCGGATAAACCTTTGGATCGAGTCCGCGAACCACCAAGACAACCGGAAAAAAGTCGGCTTGCAGGAAAGCATGAAGGCGATGCTGCGCATCGATCAACGCGCCATTCCAATCAAACCGAATTGCGTCTCCCGTAAACAACCATCTATCGTTGGTCATGTCTCGAACTGCCATCTTGACGAATTCCGGCTTGAGGTTCCGCTGAAAGTCAGGAACCGCAGCGAGCCACTTCTCGCAGATCTCGCGTGAGGTTTGCTCAAGCGAGACCTCAACGCCGTTGTAGGAAAGTTTATCGATCATGCTGCACCTCCCTCTTCAATGACTTCAGCCTGCGCCTCGATGGCGGGAGCGATAGGAGCGGCAGGGGCAAAAGAAACCTTCGCGGCCTCGTTGGCTGCTCGATTCACCTGAATGTCGGCGAGCTTGTCACCGTCCTTGTCGAGCGCATCGTGGAACTCGGGCGAAAGCGTGAGCCGTTTGGAATGGCGGCGAATAACCGTCTTTTTCGCCATCTCCTCAAAGTCCGTTACCCACGGGCCGGATCCGCTTGCCTTGGACCGTTTGCGAATCGCTTCCACCTCGGCCAGTGTCATGACCTCGGTGTCGATCTCGCCGTTGGCCATTTTAACGATGCTGTAGACAGCTTGCAGCTTTCCTCGATCTTCCCGCCAGTTGACCGCATGGCTGATCTCGCCATTGATCCATTCGAAGGAGTCGTTTTCCTTGACTGTCTCGGCCTTCCAAGAAACCACCTCGCCGGATCGTTTCGCCAGTTCGACAAGCCCCTTCCAATCAACGATGAGCTGCACCTCTTTTCCGTAGGGAATGAGATGGCAGCGCCGCCCGTCCGGCTCAAGGCCCAGCGAAGAGCAGTCGAGCATCGCTCGCATAAAGCTCTCTTGCGAGCATTCGGCGAGCTTCGGGGAGCGAAGCAGAAGGGTTGTTGCAACGCGCAGAAAGCGATCTGGCGTCATGTGGCTAGGCAATGCGCGAGCAATCTGCGCACGCACGGCCTCGGAATTGATCAGCCCCTTGATAGTGCGAGGAGCTTCGGTAATTTCGTTTTTCATTTGTCTCTTTTTTGGTTTGAAATAATGCGCGTATCAGTCGCGCCCCTGCCCGTTGTCGGGAAAAATATCCAAAGCAAGCCCGTAAAGCTCCTCCTCGATGGCATCAACGGCGGCAAGTCGGATGCCTAGGTTTTTAAGCATCCGCACCTGGACGGCAAAGCCGTCGTAGATCAGATGGTCACAGGACTCACGCTCGCGGCGGTGAAAGGCGCGGATCTCAGCGATAAGCTTGTCAGTCTCACGCTCATGGTTTGCGAGTAGTTGGTCGATGTTCATAATGATTTACCAGTTGTCTTCCTCGGCTCCAAAGGCCTTCCGCTCCATTTCGGCTATGCGCCATTTCGGATTCCGGCTTTGCCCAATGCCCTTCATGCCGGTCCTTGTGGCAGCGTCATCAATCGGTTTTGAAATCGCAGCCCATCTAGCGTTTTCGATTCGCCGCTGAAAATCCTCAAGGCTTTCGCCTTGTTTCCGTTTGCTCGATTTCATGTCAACGATTTCTGAATCAGCGCGTCGATGGCGTAGTCGTAGTCGCGGCGCTGAACAACGGACGGGTCGAGTTCCTCCCCTGTTTCGTTGCAGATCACCGCGACGATCTCGGATCGCTCGATCTCAAGCGTGACGCTTTTCTCGGCCTCGGGACCGTCGAGCAGGTAGCGCGAGACGACGCCGGAAACGGAATGAGGAATCATGGCCAGATCAGATCGAAAAGCGCCGGCACGTTCCAGACTGCGAAGATCGCGAGCGTCGTAATCAGCTTGACTAGGAAGTCGATGGGATCAAAGTTCATTCACTGCGATTCTGATGAGTGTTCCCGGTTCAACATTTAAAAATGCAATAGGCTCAGTTCTGCGCTGCGCCTCGTATCGAGCGCGAGCGCGGTCGAGGGCGTCTTGCATCGCGAAGTAATCCGCGTCCGATTTGGCAGCGACTCCGGCCTCGAAAGCCCTGTTAAACATGTCAGCGACCGAATCCGCCGATGAGAATGAGAGGAACTCCTCCATGCGTGCGCGGAGGTTGTCCGCTTTTCGATTTTGAAGAATGCTCATGCTTCGTCCTCCTCGGGTTGATTTGCGGCGGAACGAATAGCTCGCATAAGCAAGCGGCGAGCTTGCGCGGACCTGCTCCGGTCTTGTTCATTGGCGAGAGCGTCGAGCATCGCGCCCTCCTCGTCTGGAATTTCAATGTTTAGAATCATGCTGCTTGGGTTTGAAGTTGGACGCTGAAATCTGCGATTGCGCGGCGCTGAATCTCTGCGGCTTGATCGGCAGAAATCGCAATGTGAAGGAACTCTTTTTCCTTCGGGCTAACCGCATCCGGCTTGACGTTAACTAAGAACCAATCCGTTGCGCCCCGCTCAAGGTGGACGCGAGTAGATTTGGCGTTGTACTTGTAAGAGTTCGCGGACGGTCCCGCTGGGCGGAACATGACCTTCGCGCCCTTCCACTTGGCCTTGGGGATCGCGGACAGTTTGCGTTCCGCGCCCTTGATCGCTTCAAGAATCTGCTTGGTGCAGGTCACCGTAAACGATTCCGCCTTGCCGTTTACCTTGAGGAGTTCCGCATTAATCGCGGCGTTGTTTTGGATGTTGACTTTAATTCTCATGCTCTCTTTTGTTTTCGTCGGCGGCTCATCCGCTGACGAGGGAATTCTGTCACCTCCCTTAAAAATGGCAACGGATTTTTTTAAGGACGAGAGAGAAAAGATTAAAACCCTTCTGCTACCTCGATCTCGACCGCATCGAGCAGGACGCGCACGGCCTCGATCATCTGCGCCTCCAGATCCTCCTGCGGCCAGATCCATTCATCACCGCTGCCACCGTCCTGATCGGCCATCCGGTGACCGTAGCCTCGCAGGCGCGCCGGCAGGTCGTCTGGATTCCACGGGCAATCGGTCGCAGCTCGACCGGATCGGTGCAGCTCGCAGACGAAATTGATCGGAGGGCAACAAAGGCAGATCATGCCAAGCCCTTGAAAACCGCCCATTCCAGCTTCCGCACCGTCTGCTCCTCGACCCAATCGCCCGTTTCCGGCGAGATTGAGATGGCGTGCCTGAGGTCTGCGATGAGAAGATGCAGCGCCTCATGCACCGCGACCTCGGCGGTCTGGTTCTCCCGCTCGCAGAGGTCAGGATCGACGCGGACAATGGCCGTGCAGCTTGCGGGATCCGGCTCGATACAGGCGTAGTTTCCCGCACCCGGCTCAACCGAAAAGCGAACGTCGTAATGAGCAAGGCCAAGCGCCTCTTGCGCTCTGCGGAAATGTCCCTCAAACGCGCTCATCGGCCTTCCAGCATGTTGCCCAGCAGGGAGCGCCCTTCCCAGATTCCCACATTGATGTGGAGGAACTCGCCTGATTTGGCAATGACTTGGTAGCCGTATCCATGCGACCAGCCCGTGGGATCAGAGTGCCGCCATAGCGGTTGACGTTGGCAAAGGCAGCCGGGATTCCAAGCTTTGACAAGGCCGACGCCGGGAAGGACTCGCGTGGCCGAATCTTCTCGATGGGTATGAGCGAAGACCACATTTCCGGCGGTTCTCGATACGGAGTCGCTCGCGGCGTTTTTGCTGCCAGAAAGCTCGTGGACAAAGAAAATCTTGCCCATCTTGATCCAGCCTGGTGGAAGGCCGGGAACGTGAGTCTCGGAGCGCCGGTAGTAAATTATGCCGCGCTCTTTGAGTTTGAGGAGAAACTCTGGCGCATTCAACTGCCGCAGGAACTCAGCATCTCGCGAGTTCGACATCGTCTCATCAATCACCCAACGCTCGACTCGGTCCTCGTGGTTGCCCTCGATGAAATGAATCTGCGCGGAAGGCGCGGCATCTTGGAGCTGGTCGAGAAACCAGTTGCCATGCGCGATGTCATCTTGGTAGCTGTAGGTCGTCTGGGCGATGTAATTGGCCGTGTGATGCTTGGCAAGGAAGCCGCCACATTCCACGATGTCACCGTTGAGGATGATCTCATCCGGCGAGAGTCTTCGCACATCGCCCAAGAAAGCCTCGACGGCAGGGCGATCCATCATGGATCCGTGGACATCGTTAGCGATGAGCCTGACCGTCTCGGTTTTTACCTTCGGCCTCGGTTTGTATTCGTTTTTAACGGGAAACTTTGCCGCTCGCAGCGCATTGTATTCGTCCAGCGCATCGTCTCGATCTTTGCGAAGGGCTGAAGCTTCGGCTCGGGCCTTGGCAAGTTCCGCCTGCGCCTTCACAACGCGATTCATCGCGTCGGAGTCTGAGACAAGCCTGTCGGAAAGATTGATTTCGTCGCTCATAGTTTAACGGAGGTATTGTTTGGCGGTTTCAGGCGACATCACGCATTCCTCGAAATTGTCCGGTGACATTTCCACCCACTTGATGCAGTGGAGCGCCTTCGCGTGCCGCCGGATCGTATCCTCGGAGACTCCCAGATGCTGCGCGAAGTCCGCGACTCGGTAGCATACGCCCCGCTTGATCTCATGGAGCCTTCGGCGGCAATCAGAGCCTTGAGGTTTCTGCGGCATGACTCGCTTTTGGTTCAACGGAATGGCCTCTAGTTCGCTCTCTTTGTCGTCCTGCGGCCATCTCATTACTTCGCCCGTCATCGACGCCCTGACCTCGGCAACCTCCGCAGATGTAACCGCAGAAAGGTTTTTCGAGATGTCGTAGTTGGCCGCGCTCGGTCGTTTAGCGATAGCTGCCAGAATTCTGTCTCTTTTTGCATCGTCCATGTTATTGGTAGCGTTTAGGATGCTTTCTGAAATAGCCCATATTATCGGTAGCCGCTCGGATAGTCTGGAAAATCATCGTCGTCATCGTCGCGGGTGCATTTGATGACCAGGACAAAAGCCGCGATCATCAAAAGCGAGCCGAAGATGGCGGAAGGGATCATGCTTCGTTGTCAGATGTTTTGCCGTCACTGGCGACGGTGTCGAGCGCATCGCTGCCGATATCAAAACCTTTGGGCCATCGGTAGCCAACGACTCGCGAAGTGTCGAAAGGCTTGACGTTGACCGCATCGCCTTGGTTGCCGCCTAGAACCATTATGTTCCCGTATTGGTCCTTGCCGGTCACAAATCCAACGTGGCCGGATCCGCTCGATTTCGACCCACGCCAAAAGACAACGATGGCGCCAGGTATCGGTCCACAGGGCTGGCCCCATTTTTCAAAGCTTCGCGCCATGCCGCTGCGTGTTCCGGCAATGCCGCAATCCTCGAGCATGGCATTAACGTATCCGGCACACCAAGGCGTCTCGTCGTCGGAGAAGTAGAGTTTCGCAAGCTGCCAGTAGGACAAGATGCGCTTGCTATGCTGCCGGCCAGCAATCTCGGAAACGCCGATTTCCTGCCTTGCGCGGCGTAGCCAGATTGGTTCGCCTGCTACCTTCGGAGGTGCGACTGATGCTTGTGGCTCTTTGCGTAGTTCGGCCAGCGTAATCGGCCCAACGTAGTCGCGAGGCGATAGGGCTTTTGACACTTTAAACGCGATGATCGCCGCTCGGGTTTTCGGCCCGATCATTCCATCCGCTGCGCCTGGATCAAAGCCATGGGCCTTGAGGCGCGTTTGGATTTCGACGATCTCGGTTTTGGTCATTTGGTCCGCTTACGTTTTTCGAGCGCCGACATCACGATACCGACAAGCGCGACCGCCGCACCGATACCGGTCTGGAGATCGGCCTGCGAGACGATACCGGCTCCGGTTGCGTAGCCACCCGCGATGGTCAGGCCGTGGCGAAGGAGTAGACCAAGAAGAAGTTTCGTGTCCATGTCGGAGGACTCGACAAAACGAACGAAAAACGCAAGTTGAAATTCCGCTATGTTTTGTAGAGGGATTGCAACATGGCCGCAAAAGCAGACCTTAAGACCACGATCTCGGCAGATATGACGGGATTTGCTGCGACGATGCGACGAGCTGGAGGGCTGGCGAAATCAACAGGCACTGGCATAGGAAAGTCTTTGGGTAGCGCCAGTAGTGCAATCGGCGGCCTTGTTAAGAGCGCAGGAGCCGCAACGATCAAGCTCGCTGCACTTGGAGTCGCAGCCGCTGGCGTGGGACTTGTCGCCGGAATTAAAAACGCCGCTGATTTGGGCGGGAAGCTTGCTGATCTTTCAGCAAGAACGGGTATCGCAGCCGGGAAATTGGCAGTGATGGGAAGGGCTTTTGAAGATAACGGCGTCTCAGCCGACAAGATCGGCGGCGTCATCAACAAACTCCAAAAGACCATTACCGATTTTGGGAATGGATCCGCCAGCGCATCAAAGCCATTTGCCGCTTTAGGTATCAAGTTTGAAGACATCTCAAGGCTTGATCCTGCTGCACAATTTGAACTCATTCAGAGCAAGATTTCCGCAATTCAAGATCCAGCGCAGAGGGCTGCGCTCGCGATGCAGATTTTTGGAAAGTCAGGCGGCGAGCTTCTTACTCTCTTTGCAGACGGCGAGGCGTTTGCTAATGCCGGCGCTTTCCTCGGGACTCAAGCGGAAATCCTTGACCGCTCCGCAGGATTGTTCGATTCGATCTCCGACAAGATGGCAAGGATTCCCGAAAAGCTTCAAGGCTTCTTTGTTGGGTTCCTTGAGCCGATAGGCGGTGACATTGATGCGATCTTGACCAAGTTTGAAGCTTTTGACTTTGCGGCACTTGGGCTAAAGCTCGGCGAGATGTTTGCCGGAACCATTGACAACATCAAGGGGATGTTTCAAGCACTCAATCTTGGAGAGATATTTGAATACGCGGCCCTGAGTCTGAAGCAGGGCTTTATTGATGCAGTAAATTATCTCGCCAAAGGAATTTCAGCAGTCATCGACTCGATGAAAAGCGGCGAGCTTGGATCTGTTTTTGAAACCGTCGGAATGCGATTGCAGCAAGCTCTGCTGCTAGCTGGCGCAGATTTGCTCGAAAGCCTAGAGCCGATCCTCGGAGAGAGGTCAAAAGTCGCAGCAGACTACAATCGCGCGACAGCAGATTTGATTGAAGCGCAACTGGAGGCCAAAGATGCGGAAAAGGCCAACCAGCCTTCATTCTTGGAGTCGTTTGTTGAAGCGTTCAAAAGTGCTGGCGATGTGATGAAGATGCCAGAAGAAGACGCTAAACGGTTTGGCGAGCTGGGCGACCGAATCAAGGAGGCCGCGGATCGATTCGCAAAGACGCGCGAAGAAGAAAAGACCAAGCGCCAGCAGGAGGCGGACGCTAAAAACAGAGCTGCGCAGGGATCTCCCGCAACTCCTGCCACAGGTTCCTACAGCGGCCCGCAGATCGACGGCACAACCTACGGACCGCCGCGACCTATGACGGAACAATTCGGCCCTCCAAGGTCGCTTATGTCATCGCGCGACGGCAGGCTTTTTGGTGAATCCGTGCGGCCATCTAATCGCCTGTTTGGTCAAGCCGGATCGGCACTAGGAGGCGACAACGCCTTTTCGGCGGATCGCGCTCGGCTCGGCATTGCTTCGGGAATGACGACCGGAGGACTTGGCGAGAAACGCCGCCTTCGCACCAGCGCCGACGACAAGGGAGACAAAAAGAACCTTACGCTCCAAGAGAAACAAGTCTCCTCCCTTGAATCCATCGAAAGCAAGATCGGCCAAGCCCTCACCGTAAACTGACATGCCCACCCCAGTAGGAAAAGGAACAACGACATTCCGAGAAGTCTCCGTTCAAGAGACGGTTTCACGATCCGGCCTCGACGGGTTAACCGTTGTATTACGCGGCATCCATTCGGGCCTCGCGGCGGAAAAAAGGAAATGGAAGCGAGGAGCGTCTTACACGGGTTATTCCAATATGTATTTGGAGACGAAGGATTCCATCGACCGTGGGGCCGTTGCGGAATTGACGTTGAACTTTATCGGCTTCATCGACGCAACGAGCGACAATGGAGTCGTTGACGTAGAAGACAGCATCACTTCGCAGAGCGTCACGATCAACACCACCGACGATGAGAACGTCTCTTTTCGTTACTTCGCTCAGGCAACCACCGTAAGATGGATTTTTCGCGGAAAGAACCTGCCAGTAACACCGCGCTTTCCCGGGATCGTGCCAAGCGTCATTCCGACAAATCTGCTCTTTCAGCCCGATCCTCCAAACTACAAAGGCAGCATTTCGGGCAGATACAATCCGACCGGGAGACTCGCTCAATTTACACGCACGCGATTGGCCCCCAGTGTCTGGGCGGTTGTCGAATCTTGGGAAAACCTTATTGAACCAGTATCGGGATAATGAAGCGACCAGAGTTTAAGAGTGGGAACAGGTGGATGGTTGAAGCTCTCAACCTTGTGGCCGAATACGCGCAGCGCACGGGCGTCAATCCAGGTGGAAGGCCGGGATGGAATGAAACGGCGCAGGGGTGGTTGCCACCGAAAGTTGGGGTGGGCGAGGGCGGGGTATTTTCTCACGTGTGGCCGCTGACGGTTGTGGATGGCGAGGCTGCGGAAGTTAGCATCGAGGTGGGAACAATTTTGAAAGGCTCCGATTCGATCAGCGAAAAGCTTACGATCTCAAATCCCGACGAGATTTTCGTGGTCGATGTTGGCGGCTACATTGCACTCAAGATCACCGAAGAGGTTCCAACAACGTGCGAGCTTGTGTTCCTGACCGAATGGCCAGAGGATTTAGGCTATCAGGTCACCTACGACGGAACAATTGGAGGAGAGGACTTCGCATTCGTCGAAAGGCATTTTCCTCTTTGGAAGTTTGTCGCCGTAGCCACCGATTCCTCAACTTCGGTCACTGAGGGTATCTACGCGGAGCAGCTCTGCTTCAATCACCTCGAGGTCCAATACGGGATATACCGAACGCCTGATGGTGAATTTGTCGTTCTTCCTGAGTTCAAGATTTCCAACAAGGCGGCATGAGTTACGATTTCAGAACGGGAATATTGCCGACGGGCGCGCTCGCATATGTAAAAGCACAACTTCAGTCAATTCCTTTTCCCATTTCAATTGACCACACTTCTACTGATGTTAACGAGGCGCTTGCAAGCACCGGATCAAACCGCCGTTTTTGGGCGCAGGGTAAAGGAAACATAAAAGCCGTTCCAGACTCGATTGTCGCGCTGGTCTACGCTGCCACCTGGGACTTTGACGTTTCGCTGAGTGGCGTCGGTGGCGCGATGACATGGAGCGGAACGCTAAAACGGGGGGTGGATTATAGGTCTGGCGTTGAAACGGGCCTGCAGCTATTTACTCAGCGCGAAGCTTTTAGTCTCGGAATTTATCCGCCTGACCCAGATGCAAAATACAAAGTTGGTAATTTTATTTGGGAGTATTCAGATACCGAAAGCGAAACAGAAACTTTCTTTCGAATTGATTTGGACCCGCGTTCGCTCCTCTATGTGGCGGCAGATGATTCGTGGATTCTAGGCTCTGGTTTTTTCGCTGGAACAACGAACGGGAGCGACACAACTACGGTGGGATCATCTGGCACAGGAACTGAGACATCCGGCCTCACGATTTGTGGCGAGACTTGGAAGCTGTCAGGAGAAGAGGTCGGAAGCTTCGGTGGCTCGATCACTCCGGCAACCTGGTTGGCTTAATACCGGAACATCGAAATGATCGCGTTAATATCTGGAGCGTGAATCATCGGGTTCGACTTGCTCACGTTGTGCCAGACCTCACGTTCCATCTCAATTGACCATTGATTGCGCTCGATGCCCTCGAGGCGAGCTTCAATCTTGAATGCGGCTCTGGAAAGGTTCCACACGCCGGCCCCCAGAACGAGAAGCAGCCCAATGGAAATCTGGACGCCGTATTCTTTCGTCAATGCGGTGGCTTTTTGCGTTGTCATGGTTAGGAGATGACGCGCCACACGTCGGATGCGGAACGCCAGATGTGGACGGGCCTGTCTGTGTGAGCCATTGTAAAGCTGCCGCTAGAAGATCCGGCCAAAATCAACGTTACTCCCGCAGCAGGGGCAACGGTAAGGGTTCCGCTGGTACGGCGATTGGCTATCCAAAAGTGCGAATCTGTAGCCCAAGACCCGCTAGCTTGCGTGGAAATCGTTACCGTCGATGTGGATCCGGTTGCCTCAACGTAATTTCCGTTGTGAGTTGCATAAACAAGCGACGTATCGGCAGTCAAAGAAACAGTTCCGCTTGGCAGGTAATTGATGCCAGTTGCGGAAAGCGTTCCTGCCGTCATTGACAAGTTTGCGCCAATCGAAATCTCCTCTGCCGCCCCACTGCTCGCAGTTGTCCTTCCAATCAGTCGAGCGGTTGACATAGTCATTCCGCTTGCGGTGATTGCGCCGCCGCACGCTAAAGTCCCTCCGGTTAATGCAAGGCCGGAACCTGCGGAGATTTCCTGCACGGCTCCTGTGCTGGCTGTTGTGCGCCCCAGAAGCTTAGCCGTTGCCATCGTCAGGCCGCTTGATGTGACAGCGCCTCCTGCCACGTAGTCAGTCCCAGCGGTCGCGGCGGATATGACTCCGCTGGTTAGTTTGGCGATCCCGGTTGTGGTGGCGCGCTTCAGCTGTTTGCCGTCTGTGCCGTTGAACAGAACAACCTCGTTCGCTACGCTCGACGCTACGCCTTTGCTCGTTTCCAAAGCCAGAATCGCTTGCTTCACGCGCTCTGGGGTGAAGGTTCGTGCAGAGGTCACCGTTCCAGCCTCCGCCTCCGCCTGGGTAACCTCTACCGGCAAAACCGCAGAAGCGTCCACCTGCACCTGCTGCCAGATTTTCGTATTCGTGCTGGCATTGTAATCATCTGGCCGGATGACGGTGGGCGACGATTCGGCGGTGGTCCCGGTTATGAGACGGTAGGTTCTCAGCACACTGGGGGAGTCATCTTGATCAACAAATTGAACGAGCTTCCCAACCGTCACGGCCACGGTGGGAATCGCATCGAGGTCTGCGGCGGTTCCTCCGATCTTGCTTGTTACCGTTGCCAAATATTCCGCAGCCGATGCCTTTAGAAGGTATTGTGTCGGATCTCCTGCATTTGTCGGCGTGGCTTCACCACCGGACAGAATATCGTGATAAATGGTATACTCCACCGGATCGACCGAGCTGCGAAATCCGCCAGACCCTCCAAGCTGGTAGGTCAGTTCGAGGCTGCAAGCGAGGCTCGCGATGTCGTTCGCGGCGTTTGCGTCATTTCGTCCGAGGGCGGTGTTCACCTGGGATGTGTTCAGGTCCAAATACCCAGTGTAAGTAAAGGAGACTGCGTCATGCGTCCACGTTTGGTTTGAGGCCAGCAACACGCCATCGGAATAATCGCCCTCTTCCTTGATGCCGATCTTGATTACAGTGCCGCCAGCTAGATTCTCAGGCGTCCAAGTCGGCGCTTCGACAATCGAGGTTGCTGCCGTTGGGTCTGAGCTTCGCCCAAAGATGAGCTTCACCTCTGTCGCGCCATCTCCGGCTTTTCCGCCCAAACCAGTAATGACAGAATCCTGCCCGGGGGCTGCAACAAGGCGATCAACGCGGAGGTCGTAGAAGAGTTTCATGCTGTAAGATTTTGGATGCCTGCTTTCATGGCCGTTTTGGTTGCGGAGAAGACGGTGATTTGTTCTGCGGTGTAAGAGCTTGGCGCTTCCGCGTATTCGATCATGGCGATTGCAGCCTCATCATCGCCCTCGTCGAGGAGCGTGTTGGCGACTTCAAACTTTTCGCGGAATGGGCCGCGAATGTAGGCCGGGAGGGCTTGCCATGCAGCGTAGAGGGCAGAGCGCCCTGCCGCGCGAGCGTTTATGGCTCCTTGTTGATCTGCGATGATCGCTTCCGCAAACGAGCGTTGAGCCTCGATCTCTTCCAACGTTGGCACAGTGCCGCCGTCTCCTGCGCTGATCTGGTCGCCGTCGATGATCCAGCCTCCACGGTCGGGCCATGCAATTGATAGGATGCGGTGAATTGGTATCATATTTGGAGATCAAGGGATTCGATGGACGCGCATTGTGAGTCCTTGCGGAATCGTAATCGACGGAGTTCCCGTCCCCTCTGCTGCCGCTTTAAATTGAATCGTTCCGCCGCTGCTCCCGTTGATCAAGGTAAGTATTACTTTGAACGGTAGCATTGCCGTGGTTCCAGATGTTTCTACTACATCGGTGTTGAATGCCGTAGCGGCGGCATCACTCCTGACTACTGCCGTCGTTGTAAAGTGGATCAATGAATATCGAACGTGCGTCGGGCTGGCCGGACCAGAAAAACAGATTTTAATACCGTCGCCAGATGCACCACCCGCTTGAAATCCGACGATTTCAATCAGGAGCTTTTCGTTGATTGCCACTGAGCAGGACATGCCGCTTACGTCGGCAACTGTTGTGCTGGAGGTAGTGAAATCACTCGTCCGCATGTAGTGCTCGGTGACGGCGCGGGAAGCGAGAGAGGTAAGCGCCGCGTCTACGGTCGTGGCTCCGTATCTCACTGTGCTCGCTGGAATGTCCGCAAAGAGAATATCGTCCTGCAAACAAGCGAATCGTGCTCCCGGTGTATTTGCTGAATAACCATTTGGAAGAACGCACCAGTAATATGCGTCACTTGCCAAGTTTCCCGGCCCACCCGCCGTGCCAACAGAACCAGCGCCTCCGCCGTTATCAGTCCCCGGTTGCCCTCCTTCGCCACCTATTCCGCCTGTATAGGTTAGCGCGGAAACATAACAGCTATACAAAGTAAACGAGGGCGCAGTGCCTCCGTTGCCTCCATCTCCACCATTTCCAGCTTGCGTGTCTCCTGATCCATCTGCCCCGAGCCCACCAACGCCGCCAGTTCCACCCGAGATGGTAAGCGATATTGCCACACTGTGATCTGAAGATAGGGCCAAGTTGGATGGGGTTGCTCCAACGCTACCAATTCCACCAGGAAATGTTCCTGCCGTTCCAGTTGTTCCTGTCCATGTAATGGCTAGGCTAGTCCTTTCCTTTCCGAGGCCACGAACAAAGACGTTCAAAGTTTGAGAGTCACTGTCTGCGTGCGTAAACGAAAAGCTCCCCGATCCAAGATCGAAGACGCGCGCGCCCGCATCCCAAGCTGCTTGAGCGGTCAGGTAGGGCAGTGATGGGTTGCCAATAGTTCCAGTTGTATTGCTACCCCCACTGCGGACATAGGCGATGCCAGTTCCGGTGATGGACGATCCGCCACCTCCCGCAGGAGTCGCGAAGGAAGGCGCAAGAGACGCTCCGTTGCTCTTTAGAAAAGTCCCGTCCGCACCAAGAGGAAGCTCGACGATCTGTCCGCTGGCATTGGAGTGGAAGACCTTCCAGTTCCCGGCGGTGTGGTCGCTGGTCGATGTCATCGCGTGCGAGCGATCATGGAATCGCGCATCGTTGCCTTGTGCGAATTGACCGGACCCAGTTCCGAATGCGCCAGCTTCAAGGACTCCGCTGGTTCCGGTCTTAATCGGCAGGCCCGAGGTCGAGCCGATTGCGCCAGCGTTGGAAATGCCACCATGAACGTGGCTTGTCGGCGTCCTTGCGTCGGTCAGGCGCGAATCGTTGGTGGCAACGTAGTCTGTCCCAGCAACGGCAACGTCGAGCGTATTGCTTGCGGCCTTGAGAATGCCCGTTAACCCGCTGGTGGCGGTGTTCGTGGTTAGCGTAGGTTCAGCTGCCCCGAGGACCGCAACCGATACCGAGACGGCTCCGCTCGTTATATCCACATCAATAGCTGGCGACGAAACAACGGCGGAAGATTCCGCGATGTCAGATCCAGGTGCCACCCAATCGGCTTGGCCTTGAAGGCGCAAAAGAACGTCGCTGCCTTCGGTCGCGGAAATATCCACCCAGTATTCGGTTTCGCCCTTAGCTTGGACATCTTCCAAGGTCCAACCAGATGCAAAGGCCGGGACGGTCGCGGCATTGGTG